TCAAGTGGGTCGACTACCTGGGTGCAGGCGCCATGGGTATCGCGTTCATTAGCTGGATCGTGACCCTCTTAGCATTGGTGTGGGGCCTCTGATGGACACCAATCCCAAAACCCAATATGGCTTGGCGAAGCCGGGCCTGAGCAAGGTGCCCCCGCTTCCCCTCTTTGCTATTGGCCAAGTCATGGCAGACGGCGCCGCCAAGTACGGTCACATGAACTGGCGCAAGGACCCGGTCTCTGCTTCCACCTACTACGATGCAGCGATGCGTCACCTGATGGCATGGTGGGACGGTCAAGACCTTGACCCTATGACGGGCCTCTCGCACCTAGCCCACGTCGCCGCCAACATGTGCATCCTGCTTGATGCTGACAGCGGGCCATGGCTTTTGGACGACCGTCCCCTCGCAGGCTTCGTCAACGAATTCATTTCTGACAACACAAGGGAACTGAAGGGAACTGCCAGTTCATGACAAGTAAGTTCAAGCCCCAGACGGTGCTGCTGATCCCCGACACCCACGCCATGCCGGGCGATAACTTTGAGCGGTTCGGTAAGCTGATGGCGTATCTGGATGGACGCAACGCAACGCTGGACAAGATCGTCCATATCGGGGACCTGTGGGACTTCGCCTCGCTGTGTACGCACGACATGGACTCGCCCGATTGGTACAAGCGTTCGCTTAACGACGACATCCAAGCTGGCCTCGACGCTCTCGATTGGATCATTTCGATAGCGCACGCACATGGCAAAGCCGAAATCCATTTCATCGAAGGCAACCACGAGGATCGCTACAACAAATGGATGAAGTCCGACAACCGCCTGCTTACCTCGGGCTTCCCCCAAACTGTCCAGCAACTGCTGAAGAACTCCCGACCGCAAGCGAACGTGAAGTTCCACCCGTTCCTCAAGCCTGTCACGATTCTGGGTGCAGTCTTCCAGCACTACTTCGTGAGCGGCGTAATGGGGCGCCCGCAAGGCGGCGAACACCACGCCAATAACCTGCTGAAGTCACAGCACACCTCCTGCATCTGCGGCCACTCACACCTGCTGTCGACTGCCACCCGCACCAAGGCCGACGGCTCTAAGCTGCATGCCCTGGTGGGTGGTTGCTTCGTGGACCCGCAAGGCGATTTTGCTTACGCCAAAGCTGCCAAGAAGTTGTGGTGGAATGGTGTACATCTGTTACACTTCTATGCACCCGGTGAGTTCGACGTGGAGTCTATCAGTCTTGAAAGATTGAGCTAACTGTAGTATAATGGAGGCATGGCCAAGACCCCAGCATGGCAACGGGCCGAAGGCAAGAATCCCGCTGGTGGACTCAATGCTAAAGGCCGTGCCTCCTACAATCGTGCGAACCCCGGCAAGCCCGGCTTGAAGGCCCCTCAACCAGAGGGTGGACCTAGACGCGATAGCTTCTGTGCCCGAATGAAAGGGATGAAGAAGAAGCTTACCTCAGCTAAGACGGCCAATGATCCCAACTCCCGCATCAACAAAAGCCTTCGGGCCTGGAATTGCTGAGATGCCCCTCGCCAAAGGTAAATCCAACAAGACTGTAAGCAAGAATATCCAGACGCTGGTCGACGACTACCAGAAGTCAGGGCGCATTGGTACCTCGAAGCCAGCCAACAAGAAGGCTGCCGTCAAGCAGGCCACTGCCATCGCCCTCCAAAAGGCAGGCCGCTCCAAGCCCAAGAAGTTCGCGGCGGGTGGCTCCATCAACGATCCTTACAATTTTGAAGTGGCGCCGGGCGTTAGCTATGAGCAGCAGTACGCCAAAGAGTTTAAGGCGCAAGCCCAGAAGGAAGCGGCTGCCAAGAAGGAAGAAGAGCCGACGCCTACGCCCGAAGTGCGGGAACGTCAGCGCCTTTCGCCCGCTACCAACCTGCCTTCCGATTCCAATGTGAACTACCAGAGCTTCAGGCGCACGCGCCCGAATGTGAAGTTCTTTGCTGAAGACATTGACGTGCGTCGCCCGATGGGCCGTCCAGCCAAAGCAGAAGAACAGAAGGCTATGAAGAAGGGCGGCAAGGTGTCCGTCAAAAAGCGTCGTGCTTGAGACTCTGCTCGGCGGTGTGTTCGGGGGCCTGCTCCGTCTAGCGCCTGAAGTCTTCAAGATATTTGATAGGCGCAATGAGCGGCAACATGAACTGGCCATGCTCAATGCGGAGATGGAATTTGCTAAGGTGCGCGGCGAGATTGTTATGCGCCAGACCGAAGCTACTATGACCATGGCCGAAATGGATACCATGGCGCAAGCCTTCAAGGAGCAGTCGTCTACTGCCAAGGCTGCGGGCAAATTCATTTCGGCGTTCTCGGCTATGGTGCGGCCCACCGTCACCTACTCGTTCTTGGGGCTATATGCTGCCGTCAAGATCGCAGCTTACCTGATTGCGTTGCAGCAGGGCGGTGATTGGAAGGACGTGCTGGTCAGCATGTGGAACACCGACGATCTGGCGGTCTTCAATATGATCATCAGCTTCTGGTTCGTGGGTCGGGTCTATGAGCGTACGGCTCGCTGAAGCCATCGACATTGCTACCCGGCTTTGCAAGACGTTCGAGGGTCTGCGCCTAAAGCCTTATGTTTGTCCGGGCGGCTACCCGACCATAGGCTACGGCACGGTCAACAAGCCTGACGGCACGCGCGTTACGATGGACCACCCGCCCATCACCAAAGAGATCGCCGAAGAGTGGCTCACGGGCGAATTGGTTTCGACTTACATGGCGGGCGTGCTTCGGGCGTCTCCTGTCTTGGCTTCTAAGCCCCGCGCCCTCGGCGCCATTACGGACTTCGCCTACAACTTGGGCGTGCCCCGTTACCGATCCAGCACGTTGCGTCGCCGCATCGAAGCCGAGGATTGGAATGGTGCCCAAGAGGAACTCCTAAAATGGAACCGGGCGGGTGGCCGCATACTAACAGGTTTGGTTCGTCGGCGTCAAGCCGAATGTGCCTTCCTCAATTAACTCCAACATCTTTCGCGTAAGGAACTAACCACATGAGACGAGTCAAATTCCAAGAAGGCGGGCAGGCCCGCGCGGAGTTTCCATTTGAGACACGCCGCCGCATGCGGGAAGAAGCTGCTGCCGCTGATCGTGCTGCTCGCGGAGAAGCGCCGCGCCGTTCCGTTCCAGATTGGCTAAGTGACTACTACCGTCAACTTGAGGAAGCGCAGCGGAACTTTCGGTCAAACCGGGGTGCCTCTCCCGCGACGCCGCCTGCTCCGTCTCGTGCGGCTCCAACTCCGGCGCCCACCATTCCCCGTAATCCTGCGACGGCGTCTCGCCCTCCCGCTTCTGGCGCCAACTTCCCTGGCGAAACCGTTACCGAGGCGGCTCCTATTGCTGACTACGAAGAGCGTATGCAACGCGGTGCGCTTCCGGCTGGACGTAGTGCAACACCCGGTCCAATGGGCCAGTATGGGGAAAGCGCCGCCGCAGGAAATGCTGCCCGCTCTCGTCCGGCTGCACGTCCAGCACCACGTCGTCCGGCGCAGCGCGAGATGTCTGCCGAAGAGCGTCAGGCTTTCATGGAACGCATGATGCGTGAGGAAGCGGATCGTGAAGCGGCTGCCCGTCGGTCGGAGCGTGGCTTCTTCGAGCGCATGGGCATTCGTCGCACTAACGAAACGGGCCTAGAGCCTGGCACCGAAGCTCGTATGCGTGACATGTATGGTTCACAATACAGCAGCCAATACAACATGAAGCAGGGCGGCAAGGTCAAAGCATATCGTGAGGGCGGTGCAATCCGTCAGGGCATGCAGTCTCCGAAGGCCCAAGAGGGTCGTGCGGAAATGGCCGAAGACGTGATGCGCCGTGAACGTGCGCGTGAGCCGATCTCTGACAAGGAGCGCAAGGCTGGCCGGGCAGAAGCTGCTATGGATAGCGGCCCGCTGACAGGTGCCGAGAAGGAACGCATGCGTTCGTCCGGCTTCAAGAAGGGCGGCATGATCAAGCCGAAAGGTCATGGCATGAAGGAAGAAGCCATGGAAATGAAAGGCGGTCGTTATCGTGGTGGCATGAAAGAAGAGATGGCAGAGATGCGCTCTATGTCCAAAATGAAGAAAGGCGGTGCTGTCAAGAAGGCTGCTGGCGGCAAGGTAGCTGCGCCCAAGAAGATGATGAAGGGCGGCATGACCTCCAAGCCCAAGAAGATGATGGGTGGCGGCAAAGTGAAGTACGCTAAAGGTGGTATGACCCGAGGCTGCAAGTAATGTCTGAACGCATGCCTCCCAAACGGCGTCGAACCCCGAATGAAAGGGGCATGACCGAAGAGGAAATTCTGCGGGACCGCTCTGGTCTTGATCCGATGGCTCGCTATCCGTTTGCAACCAGCCGTGATCCAGGCTATGTTGTGGGTGGCCCCCAGATGACAGACCCTCGCCATTTCGAATTGATGCAACGTAACCGCGAAGAAGCCCGCACTCAGGGCACGCGCCTCAAGGGTGGCGGCATGGTCGAAATTGAAATCAAAGTGGGCGGCGGGGGCAAACACAAAATGCCTGACGGCTCCATGATGGAAGACCACGAAATGGAAGAAGGCGAAGAATACAAGAAGGGCGGTCGCGTCAAGAAGATGGCAAAGGGCGGCGCGACGGGTGGCAAGTTCATTCAGAAGGCCATCAAGAAGCCGGGCGCTTTGCGGGCGCAAATGGGTGTCAAAGCGGGTGCCAAAATCCCTGCCAAGAAACTGGCCGCAGCCGCCAAAGCACCGGGTAAGCTGGGCCAACGCGCGCGGTTTGCACAAACTCTAGCTAAGATGAGGAAGAAGTAATGGCCCAGAAACCACGCCTCGCGCCAGAGGACATGCCAACTGAGCGCGAGATGGAGGGCATCCGGCAACTGCTTATGATGGTGGGCCAGATGCAACGCACTCTGAAGGAACAGAACCCAGAGATGTACGCGCAACTTATGGAAATGCAGCAAAGGAAGCGGCAAGCATGATGCGTTCGAATATGAGTAAGCAGGTAACGCAAGGCCCCATGAAAAAGAAGGCCGTGAAGATGCAGAAGGGTGGGATGGTTCCTTGCAAGGGCTGCCCCAATCCGGCTGCATGCAAGAAGGCGGGCGGCTGCCTGATGAAGCGTGGCTAAGACGCCTTCACGCGTCAACGAAGCGGGCGTCTACACCAAACCCGGCATGCGGAAGTCCCTGTTTGAGGACATCAAAGCTGGCGGGAAGGGTGGGCGTCCGGGGCAGTGGAGCGCCAGAAAAGCGGCTATGTTAGCTAAGGAATATAAAGCTCGTGGCGGCGGCTACCGCAGTTAAACAATGCACCAAATGTGAAATCGAGAAGCCGTTAACGGAGTTTCGTTCACGAGGTGGTAACATGAAGCACCTCCTTAAATCGTGGTGCAAAACTTGTCACTATGCGACCCATAAAAAATGGTGCGCCGATAATCAGGATCGCGTTAAAGAATATCGCGGGCGTGATGCTTGGACATTAGTTAAACGCTGTGCTAGGTACAACATTACGCCCGCTGAATTTGTAGCCGCTCATGAAGCTCAAGAAGGTAAGTGTTTAGTCTGCTACGAAACCATAAGCCAAATGGATAGTGCGATTGATCACAATCATAAGACAGGGGAATTCAGAGGAATCCTATGCAAGAAATGCAATCGCGCCATAGGGATGCTTCAAGACAGTCCTACAATCTTGCGTAGGGCCGCTGAATACCTAGAAACAAAAGGAAACTACGGCGATGGCACTTAAGAAAACTCAGCAATCGCTAGTAGATTGGCACAAACAACGTTGGCGGACCAAGTCTGGTAAGCCAAGCACCCAAGGACCGGAGGCTACAGGTGAAAGATATTTACCGGAAGCTGCGATCAAAGCTATGCCAAGCGGCACGTATGCTGCGTCGTCTGCTGCCAAAAGGAAAGCTACGAAGGCGGGCAAGCAGTTCTCAAAACAACCCGCCCGCGCCGCCTCAATAGCCAAGAAGTTCCGCTAGAACGGATACTCCTCTAGCGGGGTGTAGTTGTTGACAGTCGTGTCCCAGATGGCACCACCCGCGCCTTCGCCGTGGAACTTGACGGTGATGCGATTGTCGACCAGCCACTTGTTCCACTGACCCAAGTCCTGCATCGCAGCAATCAGTTCGCCCGTCGTCAAGAATTGCTTGTCGGCTCCCAGCGTGATCTTCATCAGCGATTGCTTGATGTCTTCTTGCTTCACGTCTTCTGGGTAGAAGAAGTCATAGCCGTAGAACTCGAAACGGCGGAAGCCCATCACAAACGCCAACATTGGAATGCGGGTCGCCGAGCAGGTACCACCCATCACGACCATGCCCCTGTCGAAGGACGCGGGCTTGGCTGCCAGAGTAGCTTGCGTATGTGCGTGCCACCCAAACAGTTGAGCGCCCTTGCTTTCGAGGTGCTTGCGTACTGACGGGTGCGTCATGGTCGCAAACAGGACTTTGTCTTCGGGTCCCGCATCCGCGAACAGATCAGTTCTGATGATGCCGTGCGTGGACTTGCCGTCAACCGGGCGTGGGTCCAAGATGACAGTCCAATCAGGCGTGATGCCCGCGCGCTTCAGGGTGGGGAAGGCGTGCTTGACTGTAAACACCACCGCGCCCTTGGCTTGCCGCTCCTTGATTTCGTCTAGATACTTTTCGAGGGTCGGACCCGCGCTTACAAACAAAGCTACCTGTTCGTGCGCCTGATAGGAGCCGATCCAAGTTTTGAGGTTGGCAGCGTTATCAGCAATATGCTGCAATTGCTCGCCCTTGTCAACCGAATCTACAGGCTTTACTTGAATGCGCGTGCGAAGTTCTGGCATCTGATAGCCTTCGCGCACCACCAGCCCCAACGAGATGGTTTGCTTCAGACCCGCATAGCCGTCGCCGCTAGTGATCATGCGCTTCTGGCCAGCGACTTCCCCGAACACACGGCGCGGACCCTCGGGCGCACCCTCTTCCTCCTTGGCAATCACGTCATCGAATACCACGAAGGGCACGTGTGCTAGGTTGTCGTAGTCGGAGCGGGTCGTCTCATAGGAGTGACCGCCGTCGACGTAGGCGAAGGTGGCAGTCTTGACTACTTCCTTGGCGTTCGGTAACGTGACGAGGGTGTTGCCTTTCAGCAGGGTGTAGTCGAAGGTCAGGCCCTTGCGCGACATCATGCGGCTGTAGTTGTTGAGGCGGTTGCCTACAATCCAACTGCTGGCATGCGGCTTGGTGTGGCCTTCATGGGTGCGGTCGTTGCCGTCCTCGAAAGTGTCGAAGCCCACGTAGCTGACTTGCTTGAGGCCCGCAGCAAAAGCGCACTCGGCCATCTGGATCGCGCGGCTCCCATTCCACGTACCCACTTCCACGATGTTCGCTTTGCCCGTCGCCTTGATGGACGCAGTCAGCAACTCACATAGCGTTTCGTATCGGGCGGGCGCCCCAAGCGCGGGGTTGGCGATGGTCTGCTTGTCGGGGCCTTTGTAATGGATCATATAGGCGCCCAAGAGCGATTGATGGAACGCATCCAGCCCAAGCGCACCCTCCGCTAAGTTCTTGACGAGCAGGCCGTGCGCCCGATGCAATATGACCAGCCTGTCGAGGACCGCGTTGTCGTGCGCCTTCTTGTAGTGGAACGCCTCGAAGCTATCGTACAGGCCCCAGTAATCGGCCAGCAGCGAAGCACCCTTGGGCGTAGCCAAGTTGAAGGCAAACCACGAACCCTCGCTTTCGGCGATGCCTTTCCTGTACAAGTACGTCAGGTGGGCGTTGTCGTCGAACAGCGACGAAAGTAGATTGTCGTCGACTGTACGCATGGTTTCGGTGTCGGCGTCAATGAAGCCAATCCAATCTAGCTGGGGCGTCACGCTAGATGCTAGGGCTACAGCCTTGAAGCAGTATTCGAGGGCCGGGCCATTCTTGGCATCAGCGCCCAAGCGCGCCTTCAGCTTCTGGAAGGACTTGGTTTCGTCCAGCGAGCGGAAGGTGACGCCTTCCAGGGAGGGCACATTGCCTTCGAGATCGTGGTGCCAAATTTCTAGCGAGATGTTGGAGGGCCAGAACTTCAGGAAGGATTCAGCGAAGCGGCGACCATAGGTTTCCCAGCCGCCCGGCCCAATGGTGGTTACGATCTTAGCGTGCATTGTGGTAGGCATCCGTTAGTTCGTTCGTCCAAAAGTTGTCAAAGGGTGTAGGCTCGCGGTCGACCATGCCCGGCGCCGGAGGCCCGAACGTGAAGTGGACTGCATTTACGGGGACGTTTTTGTTTTGGGCTTCCCGATCTAGGGCCGCGTCAGTGGTCGGGCTGTAGTTGGGAATCCAATGCCACGACTCTGAGAGGTAGCCGATGTCCGAGTCGCGCAACCAGCCGAACGTGTGGAGGTGATTGCCGCTGGCTTCGTTGACCATCTCAACGGTGGGCAGCTTGTTGGACTTGAGATTCCACAACATGAGCGCCGACCACATCTTGCGCTTATAGCGGGACTGCACTTGACCATCCATCTTGACGGTCTTGTCAGGCTCGAAGTTGTGTGGTACCACCATGACCGTCTTGCTGGAGTCAGCTTCTTGGAGCAGCTTATGAATGTCGTCGAGCCACAGCCAATCGCAATCGGTGAAGAGCGCCCAATCTGTGACGCCGTCCAGCTTAGCGACGATGGGAGTGAGGAAGCGCGTGTGCGAGAACTGTACACTGAATGGCTTGCCGTCACGCTCGTCGGTGTAGGTGCCATCCTCATTGACTCGCCATGGACGGTCGAACAATTGGCGGCGGCGCAGGTCGATGTGTTCTAGGCGCTTGACTTCAACGGGCTTGCTGGCATAGGCACGGACAGACGCCTCGGTAACTCGCAGTGCGTCCGGCTCTCTGTGATCTACGCCAATGTAGTAGGCAAAATTTGGCATGACGACAGGATAATATTCTTGCCGTCATTTGTCAACAAATTACTCAGGTTTATTGCGCCACAGTAGGGCCTGCGTTTGGCGTTCGATTTCAGGGCGCATAGCCACTGGAGCGCGACGCTGCATTATGGCTTGGCTTGGCATGCCCAGGAAGTCGTTCACTGCGCGCGTTTCGATGGCTGTCGTGTTCAGATTGATGCGACGATCCAGCGGCTTGCCATCTTGTTCTCGGACAATCTCAGCGACACGGGTGCGGAACTTTTCGAGTTCACGGGCAGCCCTAGTCATATCGCCATCGCGCCGTGCGTCAAGGCTGTTGGTCAAATACTTGGCCAGTTCCTTGTTGGCTTTCTCGGTGGGTTCGCGCATCTGTCGGCTGATTTCCTCGGACAGCGTAGCCGCTTCCCGCAAGTTGACAAGTTCAGGAGCCGGGAAGCCGACGGCCTGACGTAGCGCAGCAGGGAAGTTGGTGGTTTCGTTGTAGCTACGAAGGATGTCAGGCGTAAGCATGCGGTTGCCTTGCAGCGTGCGCTGCTCCTCGTTTACGTAAAGGTTGGCACCACGAATGACGTTGCCCACGGCGCGCGGCATGACGACGGCGGCAGCATTCCAGTAGTCACCGTTCGCAATGTACTCGGGCATGCGGCTCAGGTAGGCTTCGGCAAGCCCGCCGACAGGACCCATCATCCCGAAAATCGAAAGCGGGGATATTTCTTGGAATGGTACGGGGTCAATTTTCATGCGGTTGGCAAGAGAGGCGCCGCCGTAAGCATGGGGCACACCGCGAAGCACGGCTTCAGCAAAGCGCCCGCCGCCGAGCCAGATGCGTGCGTCAGCATCAAAGTTCTGCGCGCCCTTGAACAGTTTGGCTGCCAGCTTCTCAAGCAGTTCCTTGGTGAAGTCAGCGCCCGGCAGGCCCCATACACCCGCCAGCAGAACAAGCGGGCCGACCATGCCCATCATGCCGACAAAGCCAGCACGCGCCATGAACGGGTCCACTTTGTAGATACCTTCCAAAAGCATGGCGCCGTGACGCACATACTGTTCGATCATCTTGAGCGGGAACGACATAAACTGCGTAGCCACTTCAGCGCCCGGCGAGAAGCGTTGAATGTAAGCGCGGTCTTCCTTCGAAGTCAGGAACTGCGTATCAAAGACCTTGCCCATTGCGTAGCTGTAGGGGTCTGTGTAGCCTGTATTGTCAGCACGATTACCACGTTCGATTACTTTTGGGTCGGACTTAGCGAGGCGGTAGGCGGCAAGGAAGGTGGTCAACCTGTTGACTTCCTCGATGGCTTGCATAGGCTTGCCAAGGAAATTGGTCAGCTTGTTGAGAGTCCGGGCAGTGCCAGGAGCATTCTTTACGCCAGCCTTACGTAGCCCTTCAGCAGTGAATTGCCCGCGACTTTCATTTGTGTAAACCGGGCTGAACACACCTTCGCGGGCGGCGCGTGTAACAGCGTCAGCTTCGTCACCCTTCAAAACTTTGCTGACGGTAGCCTTAGTAAACTGTGTTTCGCCACTCAACAGCTTGCCCAAGTCTTTGTTGAGAAGGACAGTGTTGTAGGCAGATGCCAGGAACTTGGAGGCACCCAGACCACCGTCACGGATCAGCATTGGAAGCGTTGTCTGGAAAGGCTGAGTCGCGTTTACGAGGGCAGTGTCAACGGCGGCTCCCAGATACATGAAGAATGCTGCACCGCGCGCGGCACCGAATGCTTCAGTTGGAGTTGTAGCATAGTCGCGCAGATCGTTCAAGAAGTTCTTATCGTTGAACGACAGATTTTCCAGGGACTTGTTCCACTCATCTTGGGTGTAGCGACGAGCTTGTATTTTGGCAACAGACATTGCGTACTGGGGCAGCACGTCCAGCACGTAGCTGGTTTCGTTATCGGGCGTAACCGCGCGCAGGATGTCTTGGTTGGGGCGGAACAGACGGTCAAGGCTGGCCTTGTCGATTTCCTTCTGCATCTTAGCAATCACTTGCTGGCCGTTTTTGCCCACCACCCCAATCAGTTGCTGCAAATACTCAGCAATGAAGTCACCCTGCTCGCGAAGCTTCTGGGCCTTCTGGTCGTTGGTGAATTGCTGGCCGCGCTCCATAATGGTATGGGTGGCGGCGCTAGGGAATTCCTTGCGGAGTTCCGCGATGGCTGCCTTTTCGGGATCAGCAAAACCGCGCAGCTTTTGCGCCATGTTCAGGGGCGTGTAGGGAATCAGACGCACGATGTCCTTGGCGCCACCGGCTCCCTTCTTGTAGGCAGCGACGAAGTGCGTGCCGCGTGCGATTTGCGGGAAGTAGTATGGGTTGCGAAGACGGTCGATCTCCTGCATTTTGCGGAAACCTTCGGGCGACGCGGCTGCCAGTTCCTTTGAGGGGATTTCCCACAGGTGTACACGGCCATGCTTGTCCCAGAAATTTTCGAGGCGGGCACGTTCGGCAGGCGCTTTACCTTCGTCGGGTAGGAAATATTTCATAACAAAGGCTTCTTGCAAATAGTCAAATGCACGCTGGCCCATGTCGAACATGCCTTGCAGAGCGGTCTTCTCTTCTGCTGTCAGGTTCTTGGTGTCAGGCTGTTTGCGTGTGCGGGAAGCAACTTCAGCAACGCGCGTAATCTTGGCGCGGGACTCAGGCGATAGACGCGCGGCGGGGGCCAGCATCTCAACTAGCTCGTCCGAAGCTTCTTGGGTGCGGGTGTACATGTTCCGCATGGCTTCTGAAGCGGCACGCAAGGCGGGCTTGACTTTGCCCATAGTCATGATACCAGAAGAGAACCACTTGAATACGCCCGTGATCTGATCGTCCATTGCTTGCTTGACAATCTTGTGGGCTTTGTTGGTATCGGTAGGAAGATGTGGCGAAGCCAGCGACTGCTGCACTGTTTGGGCATCAATGGTTGGATCGGCATCAGATGCTGAAGCGAGGCCAGACTGCTTGAGGATTTTGCCGTCACGATAGCCCTTGATGAAATCCTCGACAGCGCGGTCAGGCAGGGCTTGGCTACCGAAAGACGCAACAATCTTGCGATAGCCGTCGGCAATCTTCTTGAAAAACTTTTCTACTAAGCCGCGCGGAACCTCGTTGGTAACGGCCCACTTAGCTACGTTGTCAGCAAACCATTCTTGGAAGCTACGCAAATAACTATTGTCGATGTCTTTGAAGGGGGTATTAAGCATAGCGGCATTAACTTCGCGCAGCCTGATAGCCCGAGCGGGTGTACGAAGTTCCCCAAAAAATTCGCCTAGTGTCTGGCCTTCGGCTTTCTTCAAGAAGTTTTGGAAAGCATCCCGCACAGCCTGTTGAGTTGCAGCAGGCGCCCTGTTGAAAGCATCGTATTGGAAGTAGTGACCAATTTCGTGAGCGAGTGCCTCCATTTGTATTTCTGGTGAACGCGTAGTATCCACCATAATAACCACATCTTTGATGCCGGGGTTACTAAAGTAAATGCCCTGCGTAGTAGGTGACTGTGATCCGGCAGTACGTACAAAATTATATCTGCCGTACAACTTGTATTCGTCAGTAAAACCTGGGCGCTCGGCATCCTGTTTTGAAACAAAGATGACATTTGAATTTGTCAACTTCAGTTCTTGGAGAAGCTTCTTGCCATAGTTGACAAGGTTCTTAGGCATGCTTCGGGTGGCAACAATTTGTTCGTTGACAAACGGGCCTGCCGGATTATCTTTGGCAAGCTGCTCCAAGTTAAGGCGGCGCTCCTCAATTTTCTGAACGACGCGAGTAAGGTCTTCAGTGGTCAGGTAGCTCCCAGGAGGAACCCCCGTCGGCTTATTGTTTTTGTCAACAAAGTTGTCAATGCCGAAAGCATATGCTTTTGCATTTGGGTTGTTGCTAACGAAATAGTAGCGGAGGCTGCCGTTATTTTGATCGGGATGCTCGACAATACCTACCTTAGCATCCTGATAAATAATTTCGCCGCCCCTCAGAAAAGGGCGTTTGCCTAAAGCTACAGTGGTGTTGCTTTCGTAGGAGGGCGGCAATTGAGGTGGCGCAATCGGCGGGGCCTTCGGCGCAGGTGCAGCTTTAGGCTTGGCTTTCGGTGCAGGCGGAGGGGGCGCGGCTTTTGGTTGGGGTGCCGGAGCTTGCTTGGGGGCATCCACGTCACGCCACTTTAGGCGCCCGATACCGTCAACCAAACCTAGCTTGGTCGCCTGCTCATTAACAAAGCGCCCTTGTGCTTCTGAGAAGGGTATGTTATTTTCACGGAAAAGCTGCTGCCACTTCTTCCACGACATGACTTCGCGGGGGCTGCGGTTCTGCGTCAGACGTTGCAAAAGTTGCGGACCTTGCACCGGGTCACTAAGAAGCTGCTGAAGCTGGGCAGTACGCTGTAGTTCGGGCGCCCGCGCAATACCTAGCAGCGTTCCAAGCGGGTCTTCGGTGGGGCGGAAACCCGGAGCCGGAGTGACAGTCTCACGCAATTCCGTTTGCCCGCCGGGAGTTGTAACGCCTGCCGGAGCGGTAATGCCAGTGAGTTGCTCGATGCGCCGTGCCTGCTGCCCCGCAAAAGCGTTTTCAATTTCACGCATAAATTGCTGGCGCATCGCAGGGTCTTGCGGCCAAATGTTTTGCAGAGTAGCAGCATTCTGGCTGCCCACTATGTTGATGAGTTCTGGTGAGAGCGCCAGTTCAGGATTGCGGCGGCGTTCAGCAGCCAACTGACTTTGCTTTTCGCGCGTGCCAATGTAGTCGTTGAAGAGATTGGCAACAGTGGGATCGGGGCGATTGCCAAACTTTGCTTGGTAGTCAGTAAGTTCTTGCTGGGTAAGGCCGCGATACTCACCTCCCAGGAACTGGCTGATCTTTTGGAGCGCGGGCACCTCTGTATTAAGGTATTCGCCGCTACCCAAAAATTCACCGACGCGCCTGCCCACTTCTTGTTGCGCGGTTTCAGGAGCCTGACGCACAAGCCCTGCCAAGCCTGGGAACTCTGCGGCACCAGCTTCACCCTCGCGGCGAAGACCACGTTCACCGGGCTGCTGAAGGACACGCCCCTCGCGACGAGCTTTGATAGCTTCGAGAGTTTCGATGTCGCGCCCGGTTACGCCGTAGGTTCCGCGCCCCTCATCGCCTTCAATAAGAAAGCCGTTTCTTTTCAAGGCTTCTAGTTGCTGCTTGACGAAGCCGATTTCTTTTTTGGTGGGAGCGTCAGCTTCAGGGCCGAGGCGCGCCAAAGCTTGGTTGGTGATGTCCTGAGCATTAAAGCTGCCAATGTTCAAGCCTGCTTGAGGGTCCTTAGCTGCTTCCAAAATGCGCTGCATGAACTGAACAGCCTGACCGTCGCGCACTTCACGAACTTGCATTTTGCCTTTTGCGTCCGGTTCTTCAAACGTGCGGATGGCTTTGGTTGCCATGAACTCGCCCAGTTCGTTTTGGCGGATTTTATTTACTTGGTCGCGATAATCTTGCTGCTGATAACGATTTGCCAATATAACAGCACCCTCGTCATCAATATCAAAACGGGGCGCAAACTCCGGCCTGCTTGCAAAGAATTGACGTGCCTCTTCGCCCGTGCTAAAAGGAGTCGGCGCAGGAGGCAACAAAGACGGCTCGGGCGGTTCTGCTTGGACGGGCGCGGTTTCGCCTTCAGCGGGAAGCTGGGGACCGTAGCCTGCGCGACTTTCCAATTCAGCACGGGCACGGGCCGGATCGCGCGCACCACTGACGCCGCCCAGCGCACCACCACCAATGGAACCTAGAGCAGCATCGAGCAAAACCCTGTCAGCACGATTGGCAACATCGAAGTTACCGGAGGCAAGCGCAGCAGTAGTTTCGCGGGCAGCACCGCCAACAGCTTCGCTACCACCTTCGAGGGCAATGCCTGCCAAGGTGCCGCGTGCGGCTGCTGATTGGGCACTGCGATTGCTTATCTGAATTAAGCCTTCAGCAGTTTCACGGCGCAGTGTCCTGCCAAGTGCCCTTGAAATCAAAGCACCTGCGGCGCCACCTTCGCCAGCACCAATGAGACCGCCAACCCCTACAGCCAAACGCCGTGCTGTGTCGGGGTCCACGTTCGGTTCGTTCTTAAGCAAGCCTTCAAGCTCGCTGGTAGAAGATAGCGCGCCCGTAAGAATGGACGTACCCAAGCCGACAGCACCCGCCAAACCTGCGCCCGCGCCCAAGCCCGCTACGCCCAATGCTGCCGCTACAGGCAATGCAACAGAACCCGCGAGCGACCCCGCCGCCGTACCAATAGCAGCAGGAATAGCCTCAGTGGGGCGGCTGACAACCTGACTCAGAAAATCACGGAAGCCTTCAAATCCGCGTGTTTCAAGTGCAGGCTCACCGCTAACGGTCTGGCCCAGGTTACGCAGAGTTTCTTGGCCGGGCAGCCCGACAGTCTCAGCATAAGGCGCCGCACCAGATATTTGTGAGCCTAGCGCGCCTCGTGCCGAACTAACAAAGCTGGAACCCAGGCCCGTTAGTGGGCGACTTTCGTTCCACTTGGCGAAGCCTTCTGGGTCGGATTGCCTGAAGTAATCGCGAGCCTTAGAGATAACTTCGGAACGCTTGTCTTCGGGCGCTTCGATTTCGACAATCTGGCCATTAGGCAGCGGGATTTCAAATAGCGGCATTAGAGCGGGCGACCTGTATTAAAGTCAATACGTGTACGGTTTTCGTTTTGTGCTGGCGCAGCAGCGGCAGCGGGGGCATTCGGATCAGGCCGCTGTTCCCACGGCGCACGAGGACGCGGGTTATTTCGCAGCCACGCCTGCAAATCATTTTGAATACGCGCCTCACGTTGCTCGGGCGACTCAGTAATCGAAGGCGCGGTTGCGCGCAAGCGGCTTTCAAGATTTTCGCGGGACTGCGACCATGCCGCATAGCGGCGCGCTTCAGGGGAGCGTTCTGGATCAACGAAGGATGGACCACCCTCGCCGCCGACGCGAGTAACCCTGCCGCTCTCGTGAACATTGTAAAGATTGCCGTCGGCATCGCGCTGCTGCCCAACTACACGGTCACGCTGTTCTTGATTGGCGCGGCGAGTAGCAGCGTCAGCAGCCCTCACATCAGCTTCGGCTTTCATAAGGGCAGCGCGGGCTTGCCAGCTATCGGGATTTTCTTTATAGCGTTGCTCGGCATCAGCCAAGATAATCTTAGCTTGAGTTTCAGCACTTTTGCGACGTTCTTCGCTGGCACGTGCGTCGAATTGCTGCTGGGCTTGCATGCCTGCGGCCAAGTCGCCAAAGAAGCCATAGCGGCTACGCGGATTCGTTAGCATGCCCGCACCTAGTGCGGCAAGGCGGTCAGCAGTAGACGGTTCCGGGCTTACCATATCGCGGACGCTTTCCCGCAGTGTCTCCAAGAGGGGAGGCCGTTCGGCTGGTGTTTGTGCCGCGCCGGGGGTCACAACAGGAGTAGCAGCAGGAGCCGGGGCTGCCGCTTGACCGGGACGTTGACCTACTGTCTGCTGCCACAATCGACGAAGTTCTTCACGAAAACCAGATTGTGCTTGCGGTGTCGGTTCAGCCATTTGCTTTTGTCCTAGACAGTGCGTGTTGACTAAAGTTAATTTTTATAGACCCAGCGCGCCGCCAAGTTCTTTTAAGTTTTTAATGAACTTAGGACCCTGGTTGATGGCGCCAACAACGGCTGTGAGAGGATTGGCGCCCGGCTGCGAGCCTGCTTGCGAAGTGCCCACGCCCAGGACTTGAGGGCTAAGGCCGAGGGTCTGGCGCAGGGCGGTAATGCCACGCAGCGGGAAGTCACGTTCTTCTTCGTACTGCTGACGGAGGACGTCGAGGTTCGCTTGTTCGCGTGCCTGCTGCAAGCCGCCCGTCTGGAGAAGCGGATTGACCATGCTACCAAAAGCGCCTTGCGTTTGTTGGAGGCCCGTGCCAAGTTGGCCCTGCATCTGAGCGTAGAGCGCGGGGATGTTGGCTTGGTCTTTGCGGAACTGCTCAAGAGCTTGGTTGTAGGCTTTGGCGCGCTCGGCTGCGGTCGTTTCGGCGATGTTGCGCTGGGTGCCACGGCTTAGTTCGGATTCGGCGATGGCTTGGCGGGAACCGCCGAAGGAGCCTGTGCGTGCGGATTGTTGGCCGAGGGCAAGGCGTTCCTTGGCAGCGCGCTCTTCAATGGCCCGGATCATGGGGTCGATGACGCCCTGCGTGTACGGCGACATGTACGCTTGGATGTCGGTCTCAGGCAAAGTAGTGGCCATCTTGCGCGTAGCCGAAATGGCTTCATTCGCGAGGCCCGGTGTAAGACCGCTCAGGCCCCCGGCTTGCTCGGCTAGGGTGCGGGCAGACTCGAAAGCTTGTTGCTGGTCGGGCGTGAACTGAGCGACGCGGGGAATGGCATTGCCTTGCGCGTCGACGTAAGGCTGGTAGGGTTCGGCAGCAAAGCCGCGCGTGCGTGCAAGCAGTTCATCAACGGTGGCCTGCGTATTTGAGGGGAGGGTGGGCGTCGTAGTCTGTGAAGTCTTTTGAGGCCCGATGCCGAACAGAGTTGAAAGCACGCCGCTCATTTCATAGTCCTTTCGAGAATCTTGCCGACGGGCAGGGGACCTGCCTGCTTAGAGGTGCCGGTCTTTTCTTGGCGCACTTGGCGCACTATATCGTAAAGGCGCTTGGCACCAGCGTTGGAGGAGCCGTCGCCCATCATGCTGACCACGTCGGCTGGAATGACGAACTCGCCGTCCGAGAGGGCAGCAGCGCGGCGTCCGTCAATGGAAGTCGGGATCAGGTCATCGAGACCACCGCCCGGCCCGCGCGCCACTTTGCCGCCACCCACCAGAGGAATCAGGCCGCCGCCCGCGAACGCCATCTCCGGCTGGACTTCGTCAAGCGAAAGCTGCGGCATGGAAGGCTGGGACTGATCCAAAGCTCCGTAGTAGTTTGTGTAACTATACGGCATTTCGCCCGGTAAGTCAACCAAGCCGCCTTCCTGATAGCGCACCATTCCGCCCTCCGCGAACAAGCCTCCAAAGAAATCACCGATACTGCCAAAGATGTCACCGAAGACGTCACTAATCCACTCGACACCTTTTTCGATTTGCGTGGAAATCCAGCTAATGCCATCTTGAATGGGGCTTTCATATCCTAGCGCATCGGAAAGAACACTGTCAAGTACAAGGGCCGCGCTAATAAAGGGGCCTGCGCCAGGGATGCCGAGCGCCGCCAAAGCAGATGCGCCCATGTCGACGGCTGCATTAGTCAGTAGGGTCGTAGCAACATTGGCAGCCGACTCGGCAAAACTGTCACCGCTGATGAGCGACGTTATCATGCCCGTGACAGGGTCGCCGCCCAGCCCTATGAAATCTGCTACGTCACTGCTAATGTCGGTGAGTTTGCCAACACCTTCTGCAAGCGCATTGAAAGCTTCGCTGTCAAGACTGTTAGCTATTTCACGGGCAACAGCGTTTACGTCAATGCCAACAGAAGTGTCGCCTTCCCCGCCACCACCAAAGGTCAGAAACTGTGATGCAGCCGACTCGCCCACCAACTTAGAGAGTACGTCCGGTTGACTGATGGCTTCGTAAATGAAGTTGCTGCGAAAATCATCTGGCGAGAAATTCGCCGACATGATGTTGTTGGCATAATAATCATCAGCAAATTTTTGCAGACTGTTTACGAGTTCGGAGTTACCTGCGTTTGCACTTGCAAATTGTGCAAGTTGTTCTGCCGTAAGAGAAGTGGTGGCAGGAGCATTTGTTGCAGTTTGAGTGGGCTGCTTGAAGTAGCGGTCGTATTCGGCTTGGCTGATCTTGGAAGCTTCTTCGCCAGCACGCGCGCCACTGATGATGTTTTGAGCGACCTCGTCAGGAGTGGCACCTGCCGCAAGTTGTGAGCGGAAGTACGACAAGCCTTCTGCGTCGGGCGCGCGATCAAGCAAATCCTCATAGAGTTTGCTGACGGTGTCGGTGTTTTGGGCTGCTTGGATGTCAGCACCTTGAGCGCCGGACACAAGATCACGCAGCAAGTCCGTCGAAGATTTACCAGAAGCAAGCTGTCCGGTCCAATAGTCAAGACCTTCCTGATCGACATCGGTGCGCCCAAACACTTGCTGATAAGCGTTCTTTACGGTCTGTTCGTCAGCGGCTTTACGGCGTGCGGCTTCTATTTCAGCTTCGGTAGGACCAGTTACAACTGAAGTGTCGTTGCCTTCGCCGCCGCTAATAGTATCAATACCGTTGCCGCCACCAATAGTGTCTAGATTAGAGAGGCCACCGTCAATGGTGTCGTTGCCGGTACCACCTTCAACAGTTCCAATGTCAGCTTTGAATTCTCGGTCATCAAAATACTTGCCAACGTCAAAGGTTTTGGCTTTGGTAATGTCTTCGCCTTGGGCGCCCCCAATAAAGTCGCGGACAATGTCTTCGAAAGGACGGTTGCCCTTCTCAATTTCCTTAATCCAATACGCTTCACCTTCTGCATCGGATTCCCGACCAAGAATGTCTTTGTACAGCGACTCGACAAGTTGCTCATTAGCCGACTTGGTAACGGTGTCATTGACATTACCGCCCGAGATGGTATCTACAGTGTTGCCACCCGTTAGCGTATCAACAGTATTTCCGCCAGATATGGTGTCGACAGTGTTGCCGCCCGTGACGGTGTTGGTTACAGTGCCTTCGTCGTCTCGGCGTTGTTTTTTCTTTTCTTTTTCTTCACCACCACCAGAGGAGATCAACTGCATTAGAATTTCGTCAAGATTGTAGTCTTGCTGGTCTTGTTGGTCTTCGGTGGTGGTGCTGGCTGTCGTAGTGGTAACAGCTTGGACGGGCATCTGGTAGCGTTGCGGGGACCAGAACAGATGGCCAGCGGACTCGGTGCCATAGCCTCCGGGCTTGACGTCTTGTTGCGGGCCGTAGTAACCGCGCGTAAATGTAATGTCAGTGAGGCCGGGCTGATAGTCTGGCTTGACTTGGATGCCCGGAAATAGCTGGGCGATTTGTTCGAGACCGCCCGTGAATTGGTCAAATGATATATTGGGAATGGTACGGTTCAGATAGGAGGCAAGATCGGGGGTCTCGGCACCGGAGTCAGCAGTGAGGTTATCCAGACCACCCATGGTATGGTACGTATCTTCGTCGTCGGAATAGGTGGGTTTCTTGCTGGAGAATGTATCGGACATATGTGCCTCGCCTGCTATTATATCACGTAAGGGCAGTAAATTAAAGCTCTCGAACATCGACGAAGTTGCTGGGCTGCAAAGCCAAGAGCAGCTTACCGACGACGTGCGTGAGGGCTGTAACGGATGGACTGTTGACGTCGAGCGTGACCGGGGCGCTGACTGTGCCCTGCACCACAAATAGCGGGCGCGAGCGTCGGCCTAGGTCGAAGAGGTCGCTCTGCTCCAGCACTTTGGTGAGCTTGTTCCAGGCATCGCGGGAGGAGTCGTCCCAGGAGGCGGGCGCGGCTGGCAGGGAGCGGGAGGATATGCGGCGGGTCATCTCAGGCCATCAGCTTCGATGGCAAGGCGGAATTGACCCATGCGCCACGGCACATCCGAGGAGGTGGAGGATTGGATTTGGATGGCGATCTCGCGGCCACGCAAGCGGGTCGAGACCTTTTGGGTGGTGCCTGTTACAGGGAAGGGACCCTTGGTGGTGACATCGCCACCCGGATACTTGCGCGCCTGCAACGAAACCGCGAGGGTGCCGGAGTAAGGAGTGTTGTTGGAAAGGTTGCTGAAGTCGGGCGAGAATTTGTTGGCGAACATGATGCGGTTGCCGTCTTCCATATCGAAGTAGGCGGACTGTAAGTTGGCGCCCATGGCGGAGGTGTCGGCGGTGTAGCCGTACTCTTGGTAGTAGAGGTCGGACGGGGCGGCGTTGATGGCAAGGGGGTATTGGAAAGTGCCGCTGTCTTCCCAGACCGTGCGGGTCATGGTGCCAATAGTCCAGTGCTGCTCGCGCGTATTGTAGATGACGTAGCGGTCGTTCTCGCTATTGGTGCTGGCGGTCGACGGATAGAACCAAATGATCTCGTCGAAGGTGGAATTGGTGCCCGCATAGATTTTTTCGAGGTTGTTGTCGTCGAGATTATCGTATATAAAGCGCAGAACAGTGCAGGGCAGTGGGGCGACCCGACCATTGTACTGATAGAACTGACCGTTGTTTGACATCCAATAGAGGACGCCGCCGTATTCGATTGCCGCATTGCGAGAGATGACGCCACAGTTTTCGCCTGCCGCCGTAAAACCAAAGACGTCGTTGCCGCCAATGTAGGCTTGGATGTATAGGTCGTTGTCGGTCAGGATAGCGGTCTTGTCACCGACGCGATTGACGGCCCGGATTTCGGAACCACGGCTGGGCAGCGGATAGTCGCCCGCATTGTTGATGTTGGAGGGCGTCCAATCCGTGAAGTCTTCTTGGGTACACCACCTGATGAGGAGCGGGTCATAGGAGCCGCTGACGTCGTGCGTACCGTACAGGAGAACGTGCCGGGCTTCAGAGGCGACGCGCACAATCTGATTGACGGAGGGCGCCGCTGTGACGATGGTCATGCGTTCGGTGATGCCTGCGCTTGTGTTCCAATACATGAGGGGGCCTTTGGAAGGAATCGCCATAATGTCGCTGCCCCACAAATCGGCAGACCACAGACGCAAGGGAGCCGGGAAGCTGGCGAGAGATTCGTTCCAGCCGAAGTTGCCGCCCCAAGCGCCCGTACCCCAGCCTCCTTGAAGTTGCGTGGACGTAGTGCCCGCATTGTAGTTGAAGCCTAATGTGACCGAGCCGCCTGTCCCAGCCGAGGTAGCAGCGGCAGTTGTGCCTACGTTGATAGCGAAGCTGTTGGAATCGATGACGCTGGCTTGGAAGGTGGCAGTCGTGGACGCAGGCGAATTGATAAGGATATTGCCACCAATGGTTGTGCCCGCCGAAACTACTTCGACGAGGGTGCCATTGGTAAGGCCGTGCGCCGATACGGAGACGACGACGTTGGTGGAGCCTGCTGTAGTCGAGAGGATGTTGGAGGAGGCGACAGTTGTGACACGGGGCGTGATGTTGTAGAAGGTCGATAGTTCGCTTGAGAAGGCGCCCGCATTGGTGGCAATGAAGGCAGCAGCCTGGCCAAGACGATTGCGAAGGGTATCGAGGAGACGGGGGACGCCGAAGATTTTGCCGTCCTGCGAAGGGTCGATGACGCGCTGCCAACCGCCCATGAGTTCGGGGCGCCCGAAACGGAAGCGGATTTTGTCGGCGTCGGTCCAATAGCTAGTAGCGTCGAGTTGCGTCTTTTCTTTGTAGACGCCGACCTTGAAATTCAGTTCAGTAAGTTTTTGGTCTTGCAGCGATGCTGACATGGTTACTCGATGACACGGATGTCAAGACTGTTGATGGTGCTGACGAGAGCGGACACAGCGGCAAGCTGCGTGTTGATAACTGAGACGGACGCCGAGACCGCCGCGATACGCGCATCAAGCGACGAGGTCAAAGCGGAGACAGCATTGACTTGGACCTGAAGCGCCGACACCGAAGCGGAGACTGCGGCGATGCGTGAGTCAAGAGCGCCGACAAGGCCGTAGCAGGTGGTGGAGGTGCAAATGATGAGTTCGTTGCCGGTAGTGGGAAGGGTGGCGCCCGTGCCTGCGTTCTTGACGATGATGTCGAAGGCGCCCGACGTGCCCCTGATGATGGCGTAGGTTTTGGGTTCGGAGGGCACAATGATGTTGGCGTTGCCGGTCAGAGTGCCCTGAACGAGGAGGATCGCCGAGCGGGCTTGGTCGGTTGCGGCGTTGGCAGTCGAGAGGGTGGTGTCGCCACTAGACACGCTGACGGTAGCTACGCCCGCAATAGCTGCTGCGATGAGTTGGAGATTGTTGTTGGTCTTAGTGCCCCAGGTGGTGGCGTTCTCGCCAGTAGCCTGAAGCTCAAGCCTTAGAAGGGGATCGTATGTAGAGGGCATTACTTGCGCTCCTGAAGGATTCGTGTTACTTTGTCGTCGATCCGATTAAGGACCGTTGTGAGTTTGTTTTCGAGTTCGCTGACTACCTCGCGGGTAGCAAAGTCCTTGTTCACCTGGGCTACGTGCCGATGGTGTTCGTCGTGGATTTTTTCGATCTTCTGGTTCACGGCGACAAGCTCCCGGTGGATGTAAGCCGCGTACGCAATAGCGAGAGGCCATATGAATTTGGAGATGAAGTCGAACAACATTTGCATATCCATGATGGGCCTCACGACGGCACGCTTTGAGAGGGAGTCCACACCACACCTGTAACGATGATTTGGTCGCCCGTCTCAGTGAGTAGGTAGCCACCAGCTTCGGTGGTAAGGTACACAGTAAGGTCTTGCTGGGCGCGCCCATCGGGTACTGGAAGGAGTTCGCGGCGGGGCTTCGCTGAATAGTTTTGTGGGTGGTTCTTTAAGTCGAAGCGCCCATCAAAGCAAGTGTGGCAGACGACAAAGTTAGTGGTTTCTTTGCGGAGTTGCTTACGTTTGTAGTTGAAGCCGCAGCGGTCACAGACCGACCACATCCGCCACACGGACATTAGGGCTGCCCTGCCAACGTGTTCTCAGGCGAGCCGAGATTGCGATTAGAAGTGTCGGAGCGCCGTGCCCGCGTGTACTCGATATTCAGGACCGCCAGTTCCTCATCGGCAATGCCCTTCCAGATTTGGACCGCATTCGCGTTCTTGGTCCAGGCATTGGCGTACATCATGGCTGCCGCAAAGAAAGCCGAGTCCGCGCGCTCCGAAAAGTAGTTCGTGGGGAAGGCAGAACTCAGAATGGTGACTTGCGGTATGTACTCGATGAGGGCCGAAGCATTGGAGGGCGGCGTCGGCGCCAAGAAGATAGTGGCGTTGTCCTTGGGCGCATAGTATTTGGTGGGCGCGCACGAAGTGTAGTCAGGCCAATAGGCGGTGAGGAATTCGTTGTTCTGCTCTATGAGAGTGGACCAGCCGCCCGTCGCGCATACCTGAATGGACTTCAGCACGAGGAGGTCAGCAGGTAAGGACAGGGTGCGGGAGGAGGCGCTGACCGAGACGGTCGTGAAACGGAAGGTATTGATGGGATCGAGGCGCCGCTGGAGGTAGCCTTGGGCGCGTTCGATAATGGACGGCAAAGCGGAGACGAACTCGGCAGAGTCCTCTTCCATGTTGGCTTGGATGTCGGCGACAAGAGTGCTATAAGTGTAGCCCATTAGCGGCGTCCAATCTTAATGCGGATGTTGCCGCGTTCACGGTCTTCGCGCATCG